CTTGATAAGAAGTGGTTACACACCGCGAACCTAAAACTCGCAACGGACTGCATCATGGACGGAATGCCTCGGTGGCTCGCTAAAAAGGTGCTGAAATATACCGACAAATTTGCAGGCAGGGTAGGCAAAGACAAGCACCGCGAGCGAACCGCGCCGGACAAATCCGCTATCTATCAGAACACGTCAGGCGGGGCATGAGGGGGGTTTGAATGTTCGGGGTAGGATCTACAACTAAAACAAAAATCGCTCCAGCTCAGGGCTTTTTCGGGGCAGCTTCCAGCACTAAAAAACACTTTATGGTGGATTTCGTGAGGGAGGTATCTGAGGACATCTACGCATGGTGTTTTTACCTCGGAGTAAAACCTCACTGGCAACAAAGGGAGCTTTTAGATGCGTACATGTCGAGAGAAAAAGACAGAAGGATCGCTGCACGATCAGGACAGGGCCCGGGGAAAACGTGGGCGTCGGCACTTATAGGCACTCACTGGTCTTTCTGCACCCCAGACAGCAGGCTTATCGTCACAGCCCCCACAATGGCCCAATGTAAATCTGCATGGCTGGCACAGGCTCGTGATCTTGTAAGAAATAACGACAATGCAGACCCTCGAATTCGTCAGGTATTTAAGTTTCTCGGCACGGCGTACTCCGTCTACGGGCAGAACCCAAATGACTGGGGATGTGTACTCAGAACAGCCACGAACGCAGAATCTGCCCAAGGACAACACAAAGAGGACATGGCAGTAATCTGCGAGGAGGCTTCGGGCATATCGCGAAGCTTAATAACCCAGTATAAGGGAACCCTGTCGAACGCTAAGGGGAAGAGTATGTTCATGCTGATAGGGAATCCAAACAGCAGAGACTGTGATTTTTTTGATTGTTTCCATTCACAGGCACATAGATATGTCACATTGCACTGGAATGCAGAAGAGACACCTGAAACAGCCCACTTCAGCCGAAAAAGAAACAGAGACCTCGCAGATGAGTTCGGTGCCGACTCGGACGTGTACCGTGTTCGCGTCCTCGGAGAGTTCCCACACACAGATCCTTCGGTACTCATTAACGAAGACGACCTCCTAGCATGCACGAAACCGGAGGCAAAAGAGGCAGCGTTGGCGGTTAATGTAAAGATGCGCTCAGTACGCAAGCAGATAGGTATCGACCTCGCGAGGTATGGAGGAGATAAGAACACGATTGCGCCGTTCTCAGGAAATATCATGTTGAAACTAGAAGCGTACAGCCGAACAGACCCGAATGCGGCGATAGACAGGGCTGTCATGCTTCAAGAACACCTTGGATGGAGCAACCAAGAGTGTACGTTCGTTGTGGACACATCAGGAATGGGCGAACTAGCGGCGGGGATGCTCGGGAGCCAAAGACGAATGGGAAGAAAAATGCACGAATTCTACTCCCAGAATACCGCGCATGATTCTACAAAATATGACAATAAGATTACGGAGGCGTGGTGCTTGTTCGCTAAAGAAGTAAGAGCACACCGTATTTTCCTCCAGTACGATAAAAAACTGTTTCAGCAACTCACGAATCGGCTTTATTCCGTAACCAAAAAAGGAAAAATTAAGATAGAAACCAAGGACGAGTACAAAAAACGCAATGCTGATTCTTCGGATGGGGAATTGGGGACTTCTCCCGATGAGGCTGATGGGGTAGTGATGGGGTTCTACCCTCATGCAACAGCCAGTACTAGAGTAGTCACTGCTTAGAACCCTTGACGAAAACATCTGAAAATGTAAAAGTTTAAAAATTAGGAGAATGAAAAATGCCAAAACAACTTGCACAAATTAAAAACGCACTGACTATCCAACGAGAAGGTGAAAATATCGGACGTCTCGACATTTCTGGTGAAGTAGGGTGGGACTGGTACGGAGATGCGTGGGATGCAGGGTATTTCCTCATCCAACTTCAAGGATTGGGAGACGTGGAAAGGTTAGAGGTACACATCAACTCTCCGGGAGGGTCGGTGATCGACGGAATAGCTATTTTCAATTACCTTGTACAGCACCCAGCCCCTGTACATGTTTATGTAGACGGAGTGGCCGCTTCTATAGCTTCTGTCATAGCGATGGCAGGCGATAAAATTTTCATGCCCACGAACACCCTTGGATTTATACACAATCCGCTTATGTACACTGTAGGCAACGCCGAGGAGCTTCGCAAGGACGCTGAAATACTAGATACCATGCAGGCAGTTTTGATCTCGTCTTATATGAGGCACTTCAAAGGTTCAGAAGCCGAGATGCAGGAGATTATGGGGGGAGAAACATGGCTTACGGCAAGCGAGATGGCTGAAAAGTTTAATAATGTAGAGGTTCTCAAACAAGAAGCTAAAATAGCGGCCACCCTCGATCTGAGCCACCTTGGAGCTGATTTTCCTGAAGGGGTGGAAGCGTTTCTCCAAGAGAAAAGCGGAGAGGAAGGAAAGAATTTTCTTGCAAAATGTCAGGATTTCCTGAAACGTAAGGGCTTTAAGAATGCTGTGACGGGTCTTAAAAACGACCTGAAAGCAAAACAGGAACCACAGGAGGACTCAATGACACCCGAAGAAATTAAAGAGCTGAAAGCAGACATAACCACTTGTGTTATTGAAGCTCTCAAGGAACAGGAAGTGATCGCGACTAAAAAAGAACAGGAAGACGGGGCGGTAGAGATCACTTTTGAAGGAGATCCTAAGAACCCTGAAGATGTAAAAGCCCACGCCGACAAATTGAAGCAAGCCAAGCTCGAAGCTTCCGTTGATTGGCAAGACCCTGCATCTGTTCAAGCCTACCTCGATGCGATCCAGCCGAAAGAGTCCAAAAAAGACCCTAAAGGCTCCAACGCAGACCTTCCGAACAGGCAAGACACTAAAGAAGAAATTGCGCAGGTCAGAAAAGAAACATCGGCACGAATGGATATGCTCATGCCCGGCAGATCTCAGAAATAATCTCAACCAAAACAAGGAGAAAACACCATGCCTTTAAAAACAGACACACTAGCAAGCACGCCAGAAGCTGACGCTTTCGCTGTCCACAAAAAAGTGGAAATGACTCAGCAGAAGACTTTCGTATTCGACGCAGTGTCTGCGGACGAAACCCTGCCTACCTGTATGCCTATTGGTTTTAATGAAACGACCGGAAACGCTGCTAAGTGGATGGCACCTGACCCGACTGTAGTTACTGTTGATACAGATGGCACCGTCGTTGTAAACGGGGTAGCTTCAGCAGAAATAGACGTTTCCGCCGACACTCCAGCCATCGTGCAAGCGAAACTGCGTGCTATCGGAGTAGAAGCCGACGTAACGGAAGAAGCCGACGTGTTCACCATCACACTATCCGGCGACGATCAAGTATCTACCATCCCTACGGTCACAGCCGCAGGCAACACCGTTGTAGACGGGACGTCTACTTTCGGTACACACAAAATCAAAGGAATTGTGTGGCCTGAGCCTATCGACCTTGACGACACCAACGAGGTGCAAAAAGTTTGCATGGTTTACGGAAACGTTGACTATACAGAATTGGAAGCAGTGGTTGCCTCTGGCGACGTTGCTGCGCTCAAAGTGGCTTGCCGAGAAGATCTTCTTCCTCGCGGCCTGAACGTACAGAACTTATCTCAGGTTCGCTAACCACACAGAAAGCAGGAGGATAAATTATGCCCGCAGATCCCGTACAAGCCATTGAAATACGCGAACTTACTCGGTTGGTAAACCGGACGGAACGCCCCCGCCGCGCCCTTACCGCGATGCTCTTCCCAGATGCAACGCACCGGACGCTTATGACTGAAACCGTTCAGGTGGATGAATTGACTGGTGAAGACCAGCTCGCTCCGTTCATCGAAGTAAACGGTGAAGCCGTAGCCATTGACCAGAATAATGGACAATCGTACACCCTCGCGTGTCCGATGATCTCCATTAAACGCCCCCTTTCTGCTCAACGGCTCCTTTTTGAGCGTCGCGCAGGACAACCCATCGTCTTTACTGAAGGACGCGACATTGCTGGAGAAAATGCACTTCAGCAGATCGCTGACGACCTCGCCAAACTCGAACGGGTCTGCGAAAAGCGCGAAGAGTGGATGGTTGCGCAGGCACTGACAGGAACGATTACCTACTCTATTGAAGGCGGAGCATCTTTCTCTATTGATATGCGTAAACCCGCAGGAAACACCTTCGCAGCCCCCAACGGCCTGTGGACAGGCGGGAGTCCGAAGGTTCGTGCAGATATCAAAGCGATTCAGCGTCTGTGCAACAATAACGAGGTAGGTTCCGTAACGGATGCCATAGGAGACAGCACGGCGGCTGACGCTCTCGACGCACTTATCGAATCGGAAATGGTCAAATTCGATAAGGATGCGAATACGTTCAACCCGAATACCTCCATGATCGCTGAATATGCCGAAAACGGTATGCGCTTCATCGGTGTGATTGGTGGAGTCCGTTTCTGGGAGTACAACGCCTCGTACAAAGCAGACGGTACGGGGGCTGTGACCACGTTCATCCGCCCGGGATACTTCGAGTTCGTCCAGCTCACGCAGACTGCTCAAGCTAACCGCGCTCTGTTCTACGGACGTATTCCTGACCTCAAAGCTATGCGTGCAGGTCTGGACGTTACTAAACGCCTCGCAATGGTTATTGAGAAAGAAGAACCCAGTGTTCTCATCAATATCCTGAAGACGCGTCCTCTTCCGTGGTTCTACCGCGCCGATGAAAACGTGTCTATGCAGGTTGCGTAACCCGCTTCGGCAAAAGAAAACCGACAAGGGGAGCTAAATACTCCCCTTTTTTAACCTAAAGGAGACTCCAAAATGAACAAAGAAGTAAAAATGTACGTATGTGGTATGAATCTACGCCCCGTTAAAGGCGAGGCGTTTATCCCCGCCGGAACACCATTCGACCCGTCTATCCTCGACGATCATACCCGTGAGGTGTTCGAGTCCCGAGGGCAACTCAAAGAGTATGTCCCTGACTACATCGACACCGAAGGGACGATAGTGGAGGAAAAGAGGGAACAGGAACAGGAGCAGATAGATGCCCTTAAAGCTGAAGCACTCGAAAAATACGGCGTGAAGATCAACGCTCGAAAACTCAAAACCGTTCAGAAAGCCTTCGATAAAGCGAAAGCAGAAGCCGACAATAAGCCGTCGGGTATTTTCACCAAAACAGTTGAAGAATTAGAGGGTATGAACCTTGACGAGATGGACGCTATCCACGCAGACATCTGTGCGGAAAACGAACTCCCCGCCCCCGCTGCTTTTAAATCGGAAGAAGAAGCTGTAGCGAAGCTTACTGGCGAGGTTTAAAATGGTAACGCCCCTCTATAACGAGTCATTGGAAAAGTTACTGGAAATCGTAAGGATTGAGCCAGCAACAGATACCAACACAATCGCGTCCATACATCAGGCCGTGCGCGACGTTAGATTGGGGCTTTTCTCTCGCCTTGGAAAGAAGCGGGCACTAGAAATAAAAAGTTTTACCCTTTCAGATGATCCGATTACGGACGAAGAGGTAACACGATCCACAGCGGCAAGCGCGGAAGCGATGTGGTTATACATCCTCCTTATTCAACGCCTTCCTGTCCTTTTTATGGACAATTCAGCGTCCACGGGCGACCTGTTCAACGACGAACCCCTAACCCGCGATGCTTCAGGCGCACACATTTTTATAAATTCCCTGAAGAACCAGTTGGAAGAAACCCTTCAAGGAATTGCCACAGACGGTTCGGAACTCAACAAATCTATCAAATCCTCCCTTAACGGGCCAGCCACCCCGTATCTTCTATCTCAGAACAACATAGGGCTTACCTAATGCGTACAGCGATACAGAACAAAATAATGCTTCTGTGTAGCACGGGGACGTTCCCCGTTGTAGGTCATAGGAAGTCTTTAATCCTTGAAGCATCTAAAGAAGCACCGGAGGCAATAAGAGGGGCGCGTATATGGCACACCACCGGAACCACGGAGAATGGTAAAAAGGTCTATTACGATCCTACCGATACGTGGGCTTATTGGAACCACCCGACCGACGGGATGATCGTTACGGTGGTCGGGGACGTAGGGGGAAGTCCGGTGGACTGCTTTAAAGAGCAAAGGTACCCTGAAACATTTGAGGCATCTGGCGCAGGAAATTCAAGCTACAATGGGGTTTGGAGCACCTATGACGGATATTATGATAGATGGAGAATTGAAATAGAAGATCTAACCAGAGAATCCCTGCCAAAAACAGGCTGGACTGCATACGGAGGGGGGATCAGCCCAGCTTTTACCCTCGAATACGCACTCCCTACAGGGCTCCAAGGCTTTGGCTCCTTATCTGGATCTATTACTGTAGGCAATAAGATGCAGGAGGCTTATATAAAAGAGGGGGAGACCTCCACCCCCGCAGTAGTCGTAGGGGAGATCTCTGGAAATCTCACGAAGAGCGTGCGAGCAGGGGGAAGGACGGGAAAACCGTCGATGGAGAACTGGCAATTTGAGGCACGACTAAAATTTAACCAAGAAGTATCTGTTGATTACTTCTTGAAAAACGAGTTAAAAGTGATTAGTTTTGTTTTTGATAATGAACTCGTAAGGGTCACGTCTACCGGATTTCCGGTCAGCCAGCCCCCGAGACAGCAACCACATAACGGTACAGAGATGGTAATTACTTTTTCTGTCAATACAAGGAGGTAGAAAATGGGAAGAGGCATAGACACTTCAGGAGAACACTCTGTAGAGAGTTATCAGCTAGGTCGTGGTATTTTAATGGCCGCCCTACTTGACAGCACCGGACACCCGACAGCATTTGAAGATCTGGGGAACGTCCCGGAACTGACGGCTTCCGTCGAAACGGAAAAATTGGATCATTTCAGTTCTCGCGCGGGGCTGAAGACGATCGACAAGGCTGTAGCCACACAGATTACATCGAACCTCAGCTTTCAGCTGGAGAACATTAACTTTAACAACCTTGCACGGTTCTTCTCTGGAGGAACAAAAGAGTACAACAACCCAGCTGTTGACGGGGTGACAGACGCTCCATTGGTATCAGCTTCCAACCTTCAGGCCAACGCGTGGTACATACTACGTACGCCGACAGGCCCTGCGTTTGGTATCACAACGACCAACAATCTGACCATCGAGAGTACCAACGACACCCCTGTAGTGTTGTCGGAAGGCACTGACTACGAGGTAGACGCTGTTACTGGGCAGGTATTTATTAAAAGCTCTTCAGCAGTAGACGCGATCATCGCTGCGGGTGTGGACGGGCTTACGTTCAATCTAACGGCAGACCCATTAGCCACGACTGTTGACCAACTCACTGTCCTGTCTGAAACAGAGCTTAATGTGGCTTTGCGTTTCGTTCTTGAAGAAGCGGATTCTGGCAAGAAAGTCGTTTACGACTACCACAAAGTCACACTGTCTTCTGACGGTGACTACAGCCTCATCTCGGACGAGTTCGCTCAGCTTCCGATGAAAGGCTCGGTAGAAAAGACCGACGCGTACCCGAACGTTGCTGACGTTTACTACCCTAAAAACCAGTAACGGTTTGACACCGCCAAGCAAACCCGCTAGCTTTTGAGGTTAGCGGGTTTTTTATTGCCCAGAATCAAGAGACTAACCAAGGAGACAAGATGAATAACTTCTGTAAAAAGCAAAAAATCACGAAACGAATCCAAGGCGAAGACGTTAATTTCTACGCTATTCCAATGGGGACTATTCTCAAGTTTAAACATACTGCTGAGAAAGCGTCAGGGTTCATAGCCTCTCTGTTTACGGACACGTCTAAGGATGTTTCCACGGAGACGTTCTCCGGCCCGTCAGAAATCAAAGACGGTACGGGTGACGCATATATCAATACGCAGACCTCGACCAAGGAGATCTCCGCGAGCCTCGCATCCCTGCGGCATAAACAGAAAATGGAGAGCATTGAAGGGCTTGTGAGCTCCCTTTTCGCGGCAGAAGCACAAGACTTGCTCGTGGAAATCATCATTAAATCTGCTTCGGATACATTTACAGAAGCGGATGCTAAAGATATCATTGAAAAGATGGATTCCGGCACGTTTATTCAGTTCCTCTTGGGAGCCTTTGAAGCATCCAAGGAAGGGTATGCGGGCTTGGGAAAGTCCTTGTCCCTCCTCGGAAATTTCGAGAAATTAAAGGAGGGAGCCGATCTCGGGAAAGAGATGCTAAAGAAGGTAAAGGATCAATCTCCCGAGCAGATGCGGAGATAGTATGGAACGCCCTCTTTGACGCACTTGTATTCTGCGTCTCTGAGGGGTTTTCAGAGGACAGTGTACAGTCAATGCTACCGGACACCTTTAAGGAGGTGTACCAGTCCCTGAAAAGGAAGGAAGCGATACAGAATACAACGATGTTGGCCATTGTGAATCAGGCAAACCACGGGACAAAGCAGTCGATTAAAAAGTTTACAGAAGACCTCAGTGCGTGGCTCCCCGCAAAAGGCACTGACAATAAAGCGGGACTGTCGGGTTATAAAGCACTCCTTCAGGGAAACAAACTGAAGGGCGGCGGGAGAAAGTAAGATGGGCACGGAACTAGAAGGTCTTCAGTATAATATCAATCTGGGTGGGAACGTAGATGCCCAACTACAGAAAACGCTCACCAAGATCAAAGAGGTTCAGGCGGCTCTGAACGGACTCGGGACGACCGCCGCGAAAGCTCCGAAGGTTCCCACGCCCCGTAAACAGACCACCACAGGAGGTTCGGATACCTTTAAGGGTGGAGATGTGATAGCTAAAAGACGTGCCGCTTTAGCCAAACAGGAGCTACTTGCTAACGAGAAAAGCCTCGACGTAGATGAGAGGCGTACGGCTGAAGCTCGAGAGGTGGCGAAGGTTCGACGGAAGACGGCTTCACAGGTTGCGAAAGATACTGCTCGTATCGAGAAAGCCCAAAAAGCGGAGGCTATGAGAGCCGAAAAAGCCCGCCAATATGATGACGTTTCTTTTCAAGCCTCAAAACGCAATACAGCCGCAGCACGGGAGCTCGCCATTAAGAAAGCGCAGATTAACCAGCTCACGGCGAGCGGGGTAAAGTCGCAACGAAAAGCCGCTGAAATGGTGGGGCTTACGTCCGCGCAGGCGAAGCAGTTAAAACTAAACATGTGGGACACGGAACACGCGGCGCGGCAGTTCTTGTTCACGTTCCGACGACTTGTAGGAATCCTTGCGGTGTTTACAATAGCTCGGCAGCTCGCACAAGCCATAGGAGCGGCTGTCGGCCAGATGGTAAAATTCAATGCGGAGCTGGAGTCTGCTGAAATAGGGATCGCCTCCATCATGACGTCCATTGGAGAAATTCGAGACGGCACAGGGACGCTTCTCACGGGGACGAAAGCGTTCAACGTGGCGATGAACACGTCTCGCGGGATTGTTCAAGACCTCAAAAAGGATGCGCTCGGCTCAATAGCCACTTTCCAAGCACTCGTAAAATCCTACCAAGTTGCTGTAGGCCCGGGGCTGGCGGCAGGACTCAACACCGATCAGATTCGCGAGGTGTCGAAAAGGCTTACAGAAGGTGCTTTGTCC